TTATTTTTGAATTAGCATGCTGTCTTTGTGATTATGGCATCAATCAAGATGTGGCTGAGCAGTATCTGTACAATAAGTACACTACAAATGAAGACTTCACTCACTCTGAAATGCTGTCAGCTATCAAGTCAGCTTATAAAAAAAGCAACTTTAACAGCAAGTACTTTGAGGACAAGTCTACCATTGACAGAATCAAGCTAAAAGTTAAGAATGGTGTAGATGATGAGCAAATTAAGAAGGACCACAACATCACCACAGAAACACTAATTGATATCAAAGAAGATACTGGTAGTGATGACATTTTTTGGACTGTCTCTAAAAAAGAAGTAGTTGATATTGAGCCATTGAAATATAGTAACTTCTTAGTGAAAAATGGATTTAACAAATTTTATCCTGAGAATGCTGAGAAACCTACATTTGTCAGAGTCATTGAAAATAAAGTTAGGCTGTCTTCTGTAGATCAAATCAAAGACTTTGTACTTACTTACCTCATCAAAAAGGGACACATAAACATTTGGAATCATTGCTCTAGGTCACCTTATTTATTCTCTGAGAATCATCTTAACATGATTGACTCAGTTAGTCTTAAAATGTTGCAAGATGGTCATGACTGCTCATATCTACCATTCCTAAATGGTGTTGTTAAAGTTACTAAGGATGAGTCTAAGATGTTAAGTTACATTGATGTTGAAGGATATATTTGGGAGAATCAAATTATAAATAGAGATTTTCACCTGGTGAATGACTTTAATAATGACTTTTATGACTTAGTGCAAAAAGTATCTAATGAAGAGCCTAAGAGAATAGCTGCACTACAATCTACATTAGGTTATTTAATTCATGGATATAAGGATAGGACCAATCAAAAAGCAATTATATTTAATGATCAAGAAATAGATGAGAATCCTAATGGGGGGAGTGGTAAGTCTTTAATGTTAACAGCTCTTAATCACATCAGAAAGACAGTCAAGATAGATGGTAAGCTCTACAATCCTAGTAAGTCAGACTTCTTATATCAAAGAGTCAATTTAGATACTCAGATTCTAGCATTTGATGACGTAGTTAAGAATTTTAATTTTGAGCAGTTATTCATGATAGTATCTGAAGGAATTACTGTCAATCGTAAAAATAAAGATGAGGTTTTTATTCCATTTGAGAGATCACCTAAAATAGTCATAACAACTAACTATGTTATTCAAGGAGCTGGAGGTAGTCATGATCGTAGAAGACATGAGATTGAGTTTTTTCAATACTTTAACTCTAACAATTCACCTCTTAAGCATTATGGAAAATTACTATTTGACCAATGGTCCACAGATGACTGGCTAAGATTTGATAATTACATGATAAAGAATCTACAACTATACTTAAGAGAGGGATTGACTAAGTCAATTGGTATCAATGCTGATGCAAAGAGATTTATTCAAGCTACTAGCAAGGACTTTTATGACTTCATTAGTGAGAATGAACTTGTTAAAGATGTCATGTACTATAACAGCGAATTATTAAGCTCATTTGAGGTAGATTACAATTATAAAGACATGACTCCTCAACGTTTCTCTAAATGGCTACTTGAGTATGCTAAGCATAAAGGCTATAAAATTTCAAAAGATAAAAATCATAAAGGTAGATATATAATTTTTTCAGAACTATGATAATAAATTACAATATACAAGAAGAATGGAGGTCTGAGAGACTTCAAAATGTTAAAAATAAAATAGTAAGCTATTGCTTTGATGAAGAAATATTTAGCATAACTGAACATAAAGGTACACTAGAGGTAGAATGGATGACTCCTAATCCTCATAAAGGATTTATAAATTTACTTAAAGAATTTTGGGAGCTTGAAAATGAGCACTTAGTTGAAAACTACTACAAATCGAAAGCAATATGACACTACAAGAATTTACTAAGATTTGTATTGATTTAGAAATGCAAGGTCAGAATGCTTTGTTTTTAGGAGCAACTGAAAAGAAATACAAAGCTAGACATAAGGTATTAAAATCTAAAGATGTATTAAAAACAGTTACCGAAACTTTGTTAGATGAGAATGGTATACCATACATTAAGGTGACCAAAGGAACTAGCAAAAAAGTAAATGACACTAATGCAATTACTAAATTGATTGAAGACTACATGATAGTAATGTATGGATGTTTAGATGTCAGGAGAGTATCCAGCGAAGGTAGGTGGAGAAAAGATGCTAGTAAGAAATCAGGTGGTTTCTTTCTTAAAGGACTTAATAAAGGGATGGCAGATGTTGAAGGTACATTGCTTAATGGTATAAAATTCGCAATTGAATTAAAAGCCAGCAAAGGTGATACTCAGAGAAAAGAACAAATACAGCATCAATCAAATTTAACACAATCAAAAGCTATCTATTACCTATGTAGATGGGTAGACTTTGAAACGTTTCAAAAAGAAATACAACAATTAATTCCAATACAATGACACAAGAAGACTTAGATTTCATTAAGAACTTTCAAGCATGGAGAAGAGGTGCTGAAATACCACAACCACATCCTACTGAGATAGGTATAGCACTAGATAAAATGATAGCTTATTGTGAAATGTGCATAAAACTGAATGAAGATGTTGAAAATAGGAGATAAGATAAAAGACACAGAAGATAGTGACTGCTACTTTGTAGGTGACGTAGTGAAGCTTAATAGATTTGGAGGAGTTGAATATTACAAAGTCACTCAAGTTATTTGGAATGGTGAAGAACACAAAGATGATAAGTTAATAGGACAGATAATTGCTCCTAGATGGTGGTATATTCAATTATTTTTATTCTAAATAGTTGCACAACTAAAAAATATTATTACATTTGTAAACAATTAAATAAATATATATGCAAACAGAAGTAACCAAAGTGTCATTGTGGATAAAGATTCACAAGGCAAAAATGAGTATTGGCAAAGTTGTTAAGAACAGCACCAATCCTCACTTTAAAAAAAGCTATGCTGACATTAACGCATTGCTCGAGACAGTTGAGCCAATCCTTCACGAGAATGGATTGCTGCTCCTACAGCCTATTCATGACAAGATACTGAGCACTCAGATAATTGACATTGAGTCAGGTGAAATGATTGAGAGCTGGTTAACACTACCTGACAACATTGATCCACAAAAAATGATTAGTGCAACGACTTACTACAGAAGAGCAACACTTCAATCTCTTCTGAGCCTTCAAGCTGTAGATGATGATGGTAACTCAGTAGCATCAGCCACTAAGCCATCCCTTACAGATGACAGATTCAAAGAGGCTCTTAAATCTATTGAGTCAGGCAAGTACACAGCAGAGAAATTAAAATCAGATTTCAATTTAACCAAAACACAATTACAAGCACTATGAAATGGCACCCATCATCACTAGGAAAATTAATGACTGAGTCTCGCACTAAGTCAGAGATACTATCACAGACTACTAAATCTTACATCGCTAACAAGGCAAAAGAGGACTTCTTTGGCTACAACTCATTTGTATCTACAAAAGCAATGCAGAAAGGCACTGACTGGGAGCACGAGTCTATAGAGTTAGTCAATCAGATTAGAGATACATTCTACATCAAGAATGAAGAGACTATACAGAATGACTGTCTAATCGGTACACCTGACATTATCCTGGACAATTCAATCATTGACATTAAAACTTCATGGTCCTTAGAGACGTTTCCAGCTATCTCAGCTGAGGGAATCAATAAAGACTATGAATGGCAACTAAGAGGCTACATGATGCTATGTGATAAGGCATCAGCTGAGCTAATCTATTGCATGATTGACACTGATGACTTTCTACTATCTGACTGGGATAATAAATCTATCCACAAGGTATCTCATATTGAGCCTAAGAAGAGAATCACAGTATTAGAGTATGAACGTAACACTTCTATAGAAGAAGCCATTAGAGAGCGTCTTTTAGCTTGTACTGAGTACTACAATGAATATTTTGTACAATTAAACTGTAAGTAAGATGAGATACAATAAAGAAAAAACAACATTGAACTATTTTAATTCTATAATTAATATTAAAGAAGAAATTACAAATAATGATATAAAAAATATATATCCTTTAATTGCAAAACATAAAATTAACAGATATTGGACAACATTTTTAAAATCAAAAAATATTATTTATTATGAAGGTGATTTTTTAAAATGGAATGAAAAAATACCAGTTACTCTTAAGTTAATTACTGAATTTAGAAAGTATAATTCAATACTTAGTAAACAACAAAAACAACAAAGACAACAAAGACAAGAAACACAACAAGAAATAAATTTTATAGAAAGACAAGAAATGAAATCTATACAGACACCACCAGCACCTAATAGACGTAGAAGAACACCAGCTGTAGTAATTGAACAGACTCCACAGCCTCAGGTAGGATTGATTAGAAAATTCTTAAGATGGCTGTACTAATGGAAAAATCCTACTTCATTATTGAGTCAAGCCTAGAGAATCTCAAGTATGCTAGATACTCAGCTATTAAATTCAATAAACTAGGACATGACTATTGTATAATGCTCACAAAACATCATGATCAGCTAGACATCAGAAAGGTAAGTAAAGAACAATTTAACAATTTAAACAAATAATATGAATCAACACACAACAACTGGAGCAATTATCAACAAATTGCCCGCAAAACAAGTATCTGAAAAGTTCAGAATACAAGAATTCATCCTTAGAGTAGGTAACCCTGATGACAAGTATCCGCAAGAGGTGAAATTTCAATTAGTGAATGATAACATTGACCTATTAGACTTTATCCAGGTGAATGAAGTGGTAGAGGTGACATTCGAGTTGAGAGGTAGAGAATACAATGGCACTCACTATGTGAGCTTGAATGCTCTAAAAGTTATCTCTAAGCTATTCTAATGAGACTAGTTAAGTACATCACAGTAATGCTATGCCTTATGGCTATATTTGGCTTGTTTTTTTATGGCATACACTACTTTCTCGGCAAAACAGGAGTCACAATCGTTTCAATAATAATACAAATTTACTTTATCTATGGATTTGTCAAAGATGCATACTATCACTATCGCAACAAATAAAGACTTCTCAGTCAAGGAATGGATGATAGAACAGACTAACCTGAGAATGACTAACAGATACAAGCAGACTCACATAGCTGAGGACATTGGAGTTAATGGATCACAATTGTCTAGGTTTCTAACTGGCAACACTGTTAAAGACTCATTCTATGAAAAATGGTTTAAATGGTACATAAATCAAGGGAGTTAATAGCTCCCTTTATAAATATTAACTAAATTTACACAATGACAGCATTCTTTACTTCGTTGGTAGCTAGTTGGTGGTTTACTAACTTTGAGCCTATTCAGAACTTCATTAATAGATTTATTCTACCTGACTGGCTACACACAGCTCTAGGATGCTGGAAGTGTATGTCATTTTGGACTGCACTCATTTACTCACAATCATTCACCGTAGCATGTGCTACATCACTCACAGCAGTATGCTTACAGAAACTGATATACAACTCGTAAACTCTATCATAACACTACCTGAGAAAGAGATTATGACAAAAAGGTCACTTAATCAACTCAAACAGATTAAAGTGGCTCAGACTAAAGTTATTGATAAGGAATGCTTTTGCTCTACAGTTAGAAGGAAAGTGTGGTATAAAGACTTTTTATCCTGGTATGAAAAGAATGCTTGATCAATACTTGCAGAATAACTACACAGAGGTGCTCAAATACACAAAGCACTTCATTCAACGACTCAAAATCCCTAGTTCTATAGAAGCTGATGCTGTCATTAACAATGCTTACCTTCATTGTGTTAAGCTAGAGATAGAAGGTGTCACAGAAGACAAGGCTAAGAGCTATCTACTCAACACTATCAAATATGAGCTAATATGGACTCAAGGCTCAAGGACAAAGAAAGATGACATCTATAGATCACATGAGTATCTTGGTGACTCATTAGATGACTCCTCAGATATTGAGCACAAAGTGAACTTAGAAGAGAGCTACAACTTTAAGAAAGCAATGGTAGAGATATACCGTAACTCTTTGGATGATAGAATAAAAAAGATTATATTTGAGGCATACTATGACAAAGGTCACTCAACACAGACAGCACTGGCTAAGTACTTTGACATTAACAGCACATCGGCTTTCTTTCTAATCAAAGAAATAAAACAAAATATAAAAGAGATACAATATAGGTATAAAGACTAAAATTATGGAATACACAATTAAACCAGAATTCGTAGGTAAAACTGTTAAAATCTATGACAGATTCCAAGGCACTAAGACTATTGTAATAAATAACCTTGATCTAAGCAAAGTTAAGT